TTCGATTGGAATTTAATTTTTGAAACACTGAACAAAGTTCGTGATGAAATCAAAGATAATCTTCCATACAAAGTGATTCAAGTAGAAAAAACTGAAGCCGATGACATAATCGGCACATTGTGTCACCGTTATGGAACGTACCTCAAAAATGAAGACACCGAAAAAATTCTTATTCTTTCTAGTGATAAGGACTTTATGCAGTTGCAAAAATTTGTCAACGTGGATCAGTACAGTCCAATGGCAAAGAAATTTTTGCGTACCTCAAATCCAGAAGCGTTTCTTAAAGAACATATCATAAAAGGAGATAGAAGCGATGGCATTCCTAATTTTCTTAGTGGTGATGATTGCTTTGTTATTGAGAGTAGGCAGAAAGCTGTAACAGAAAAAAAGCTAAATATATGGATCAATCAGAATCCAGAAGACTTTTGTGATGATAGAATGCTGAGAAATTATCGCCGTAATGAAATGCTTATCGATCTATCTAAAATTCCTCAGAATATTCAAGAAAAAATTCTAGATTGTTACGAATCGACCGAAACAAATAGTCGAGATAAAATTTTTAATTATTTCATAAAGCATCGTATGAAAATGCTAATGGAGCACATTCGGGAGTTTTGATATGGCAATGGATATAGGTAAAATGACAATGCATGAAGTTTTGCAGCACGTTTCAGAACTTCCTGCTACAAAAAAAAGTGAAGCACTTAAGCAAATTGCAAACCTCAGAAAAGAATTTAAAGTGATGATGTGGTATGTATTTCGCAAAGATGTAAAGTTGGAGTTGCCAGAAGGCGCACCACCATACAGGCAAATGATAACACCTGATAATATGGGACATAATTTGCTTCCTATACAGATGAGAAAGCTAGAATATTTTTTGCCTCAGTCTAATTTGAATTCTTTTCGAAAAGAGAAACTTTTTATTGAAATGCTTGAATCGGTTTCTCCAGATGAAGCAAAAATTCTTTTGATGATAAAAGATAAAAAATTAACATATAAAGGCATTACGAGAAAACTTGTTGAGGAATCGTTGCCCGAGGTTTTTGTAGGAGAAAAATAAAGAAAACTATCATGTCTAACAAAGATAAAAAATATAACAATTTTCGTGAATTCTATGAAGACGAAGATCGACCAAGAAAAAATCACAAGGCGATTAATGAATCCCAAAAGAAAAAAGATCGTTTTAAGAAACAAATAAGATTTTTAGATCCAAAAAATATAAGTGAAGAAGAATTCGATGAGTTTGTAGATTTTTCTGACAAATAACTTTAACAATTGTCATCAAATCTTCCTTAAAACTTAACCATACCGTAATCATTTTTTCTAGATTTTATTATTAAATACACATGAGAGATAGATTCTCTCAAATGTAATTAATATTTTTTTTAAAGGAAAATGATATGAAACTAGAAATGCGTGTATGGGATATGAAAGTTCACCTAGAACTGGAAGACGATCATACTGAAGATCAGTTATCAATATTGACAACAGTAAGAGACCTTTTAGATACATTAAGCCGTTTTGAAAAAGTGAATGTTAACATTACACAAGTTGAAAATCCACATATTATAGTTGTAGAAGGTCAAGCAGAGGAACATCAGGAAATTTAAGGATAAAATGGATTATCGTACTATCTTTATATCGGATGTACATTTAGGAAGTAAAGGTTGTAAGGCAGAAATATTAAATAATTTTCTTAAAAACAGCAATGCTGATAAATTATATCTTATAGGCGATATAGTAGACGGTTGGAAAATCCAGCAAAACAAATGGGCTTGGAAACAAGCCCATTCTAATGTGGTAAGAAGAATTCTAGGTTATGCAAAACGTGGCACTGAAGTTATCTATGTTGCAGGAAATCATGATGAGTTTTTAAGGCCCATGATACCTTACGGTTTAACTTTCGGGCGCATTCAAGTAGTAAATCAATATACGCATGTCGGGCTAGATGGCAAAAAATATCTAGTCGTACACGGTGATCTTTTTGACGGGATCACAAGATTGGCACCATGGATTAGTTTTCTTGGTGATAAATCTTATGACATACTCATTTCACTCAATACTAAACTTAACTGGTGGAGACATAAACTTGGATTCGGTTATTGGAGTCTTTCCCAATATCTTAAACAGCGTGTCAAGCGGGCTGTGGATTTTATGTTTCATTTTGAGCGCAATCTTATTGACTATGGGCGTAAGCGTGGTTTTGACGGAGTTATCTGCGGACACATTCACAAAGCAGAAATCAAAGAAATCAACGGAATCATCTACATGAATGATGGCGATTGGGTTGAATCTTGTACAGCACTGGTAGAGCATTTAGATGGTCGTTGGGAAATCATTCATTGGACGAAGACAGATGAAGACAATACTAATCATCACGGATAATTTACCGGATCAAATCAACGGGGTTGTTACTACATACAAAAATATTGAAGCATTTGCAATTCATGATAATTATAACTTTGTTTATATTACTCCCGATGAGTTCCGCCATTTTGATTGCCCAGTATATAACGAAGTCAAGATTGCCTATCCAAGGAATATGGGCGAGAAGATTTCGGAGATACGTCCGAATCATATTCATATCGCTACAGAAGGTCCTGTTGGTTTGTGGGCGAGAGCATATCTTACAAAAAATGATTATCGGTATAACACCGCCTATCATACTAAATTTCCTGAGGGGATCAAAGCTCTGGTTGGACTTCCTGAATCTATTACCTGGCGATACATAAAGTGGTTTCATAAGCATACGGGTAAAGTGTTGACAACAACGGAATCAATGAGAGATTTATTGAAAGCGAAAGGCTTAGTTGCTGATATTGTGCCATGGACAAGAGGAGTTGATCGCACCATTTTTCATCCAGAGCATAGAACGAAAACAAACGGGCAACCAACTTTGCTTTGTGTGAGCCGAGTTAGTAAAGAAAAGAATCTAGATGATTTTTGTAGTCTAGACTACTTTGGAGCAAAGAAAATTATGGTCGGCGATGGTCCATACCGTAAAGAGTTAGAAGAAAAATATCCTGATGTAGAATTCGTTGGCTTCAAGATTGGTATAGAATTAGCAACATATTTTGCAAATTCAGATGTATTCGTATTTCCTTCACGATGGGAAACATTCGGTATTGTTATGATTGAAGCAATTGCATGTGGAACTCCTGTAGCCGCTTATCCATGCCAAGGCCCTGAAGATATCATTGAAAACGGTAAGACTGGCTATCTCAGAGAAAACCTAAAACAAGCAATTACCGAGTGTTTAGTCATGGATCGCAACGTAGTCCATCAGCATAGCCTCAAGTGGTCATGGGAAGAAGCATGGGAAATCTTCCGAAACAATCTAGTGCCTCTCAAAACCTGATTTGTTGTTTTTATACAACGCTTGACATTCCATCAAAATAGGTATATAATGTATTCATACTAATGAGGAGTTTGTTATGGGTTTAGATATGTACGCATTTTCTCTTGATATGGAAGATGTAATTTCTGATGTTGAACATGCCAAAGAACCTAAAGACAAGAATGAAATTTTCTACTGGCGAAAGCATCACAATCTTCATGGTTGGATGAAACAGCTTTATGAAAGAAAAGGTGGAACGGAAGAATTCAATTGTGTGCCTGTCCGACTTCGGCAAAGCGATTTGTTTGAACTTCAATCTGTGATTCTAGCACATGGTTTACCAGAAACTTCAGGCTTTTTCTTTGGTAATAGTCCACCCGATGAAGATTCTGATGAACAAGATTTGTTGTTCATTGCGAAAGCGTTGTCGGAAATCAATCGTGGTCGTGCTGTTTATTATGATTCATGGTGGTAATTATGAGTAAAATGAGTGAAATCTTTATTGAGATTCGAGAAATGTATGAAGCGGGCTATGATAATTATAGCATTGCGAAGGGCTTAAATGTTCCGATTTCTTGGGTACTTGACATTGTTGATCAATTAGAGTATATTGATCCTATTGAATGGGATGAAGCATTTGCGGGGTTAGAAGATGTATCTTGAAGGTATGGGACCTAGACAGTCTATTGCATCTGAAGTTTTAGATACAATCAAATTTGGTGCACTTGATCTAATCAAAGGTGCAGGATCATACTCTAAAAAATTGATCGACAAAGGTGATGCATACGTCATTCCTTTTGGAACATCAAAAAACTTTTACGGCGCAGTCATTGTTCGAAATCCTAAATCAATCGAAGTTCGATACATAGTGAATCAAAAAAAGCAGAGTTATTTTTCTAAATCTTGTGATGATACAAAACGTTTTCTTGTGAGGAATTTCATACAATGAATCTAAAAAAAATTCATCCTAATATTTCAATCCAGACGGCAATTCATGTAGATTTAAGTGCGGATCAATGGAGGTTGAAAACCGATCAATTTCCTAGAACAGTGATTGAACAAGTTGCATCTTTCATGAATAAACGATTGATGATGGATTTCAATCGAGGAGAATCTAAAGAAAAATTAAAAGAGCGATTGAATATTCTTGCAGAAGATTTTACAATTTATGGCGCGACAAGTCCACAAACACAAAAAGTTTTAGATAACTTGTTAAAACAAGTTTATTGTTAATACATAGAAGAAGGGGGAGTAGCGGTGTGGGGTCTGCTCATTCTTAAACAACAGAGAATGTCGGGATGACATACGATGTGCCCCTTAACTAAGGAAAGTATTATGTTATGGTCAATTGTAAGTTTTATTCTTGCGTTATATTGTTGGAATGTTTCAAAAAATTGCTTTGAATACAAATTAAACAAAGCTGGATGGCTTTTTCTTGTATCAAGTTCAGCAAATTTTGCGATAGGTATGTATTGTATAACGTAAAGAAAGGATATATAATGAATGATAAACAAAAAGAAATTTTGAGAATTACTCAGGAAGAATGTGCTGAGGTAATTCAAGCAATTAGTAAAATTTTTCGATTTGGCATTGATGAGGTTTATCAAGGACAAACAAATCGACAAAGGCTTGAAGCAGAACTGGGCGATTTACAATGCATGATTTCACTTCTCAAAGAAACAAACTTGGTAAATGAATTTGCAGTGTATAAAGAAGAAATGAACAAACGCAATCGTTTGATAGAATGGTCAGATATTTTTAAGGAAGAAAGACTTCAATGAAAATTATATCGTTAATCTCAACAAAGAATTGTATGCCATTTAGTTGGCAGAGAAATTCTTGTCCAGAGATTACCGACTACCATACATCTAGAATGGGGGCTTTTGTCTAAAAATTAATATTATAAAAAATATAAAGACAAGCCCCTTAGCCTAAAAACTAGGGGGTTTTTCTTTGTGTTACAAAAAAACAACAGGGTTGACATGCTGAAGAAATTAAAGTAGAATAGATTTTGTTGTGCGATTCAAATACGTTTGAATTGTAAAAAGTTCTTTAACAATTTGCTTGTTAAGTTTGCACCGTTCGTCTAGCGGTTTAGGACATCGCCCTGTCACGGCGCAGGATCGGGTTCGAATCCCGATGGGACCGCCAAAATAAATGATGTAAAATTTACGCCGCTTTAGTTAAATGGTATAACAGTTGCCTTGTAAGCATCAATCGTTGGTTCGATTCCATCAAGCGGCACCAAACATATTCCGAGATAGCACAGCGGTAGTGCAGTTGACTGTTAATCAATTGGTCGCAGGTTCGATCCCTGCTCTCGGAGCCAAAAACAATATCTTGCTAGTGTTTAACGGCAGCACGTTAGTCTCCAAAACTAAAAGACGGGGTTCGAATCCCTGGCGAGATGCCAAAACCAGATACATAGTAGTATGAATAAAAAACGTATTGCAATATTCATACACCATCCACATTGCTCAATTCAAAGCGCACATGGCATTTATCGAGCATTGACGGATCATTTTTCAGTTGATTTCATATCACAGTACGATTTAAAGAAAAGAAAATTGGACAAATATGATATGATATCAATTCCTGGAGGTATTGGAGATGCTGACACTTGGCACTACACTTTAGAACCATTTGAAGATAAAATTATCAATCAGATACACAAAGGAAAATTTTACTTAGGCATTTGCATGGGTGCTTATTGGGCTGGACCACATTACTTTGATATATTAGATCGTGTAGAACCTGTGCAATATATAAAACGTTCAGATGCCGAATTGAAAAGAAGTTTTGGTTCAGTTGTAGAATTGAATTGGAAAAAACAAAAAGATTGGTTTTATTTTTATGATGGATGTTCTTTTGTGAAAAAGGGTGGAAAATTTAAAACGATTGCGAAATATAAAAATGGAGATGCTGCTGCAATCATACAAAATAATATAGGACTCATAGGTCCTCATTTAGAGAGTGACATTTATTGGTATTCAAAACCATATATGAAACCTTATTGGCATGAGTATCGACATCACTTATTGTTGCTTGATTTTGTAAAAAAAATGATGAAATAGTATTTGTAACATACCTCGGATTAGTTCAGCCTGGTTAGAATGCCTGCTTTGGGAGCAGGAGGTCGAGAGTTCGAATCCCTCATCCGAGACCATTATATGAGGATGGCAGAGTGGTCAAATGCAACGGTCCGCAAAACCGTAAAGCCGTCGGTTCAAATCCGACTCCTCATTCCAGTGGTGATTGTAGCATAACGGTAGTGCAGCGGATTGTGAGTTCGTTAGGTGTGAGTTCGAATCTCATCAATCACCCCAAATACACCAGGTTAGCTCAGTTGGTAGAGCAGCAGACCGATAATCTGTTGGTCGCAGGTTCGAATCCTGCACCTGGTACCAAATTATGGAGATAAAATGAATAAAGTTATTCGTAATGGCAAAGTTGCTGTCCTTGTTTCTTTCGGCTTCGGTGCTGGTTGGTATTCCTGGCATCATGATCAACGATTACTATTTGAACCGACGATTGTTGAAATGTTGGAAAAAAATGTTGATTCCTATGAAATTGAAGCGTATTGTGAAAAAATGTACGGCGATGAAATCTATTACGGTGGTGTGGAAGGTCTATCAGTTGTTTGGGTACCAGTAGGAATGCAATTTCGTATTGAAGAATATGATGGTGCAGAAAGCTTGAAGATGGAACAAGAATTGCATTGGATTACTGCATAGCCACGGTGATGGAATCGGTATACATGTCAGTCTTAGAAACTGGATTTTGCGAGTTCGAATCTCGCCTGGGGCACCATTGATAATAGCAGATATGGGGGTGTAGCTCAGTTGGGAGAGCGCCAGCTTTGCAAGCTGGATGTCGCAGGTTCGATCCCTGTTACCTCCACCAATAAGGAGAGTTGGATGAGTGGTTTAAATCGGCACCCTGCTAAGGTGTTGTCTGTAGTAATATGGACCGTGGGTTCAAATCCCACACTCTCCGCCACATATGCGGATATGGTGTTTAACGGTTAGCATGTCAGTCTTCCAAACTGAAGGTCCGAATTCGAATTTCGGTGTCCGCTCCATAAAATCCCCGGCCCTACGCCGGTTAGTGAGTAGGCGGTTGGACTTACGTTAGTAGTCTAGGTTAGCCGTGCGACCTCCCTCCGGGCCCTAACATCCGGTGCGGTGAAAGCTAGGCAGGGTTTGACCAACCCGAAAATGGTACGGACAGGGCAACAACTCAAATCGGGGCTTTTGGGAAAAAGTAGCCGACCCTAATTTTACCACTGTCGTTCAACGGATAGGACATAGGTCTTCTAAACCTAGAATAGAGGTTCGATTCCTCTCAGTGGTGCCAACATCAGCAAACCAAACATTTTGGTGAATAATATATAAGGAAGCGTGGCAGAGTCCGGTTTATTGCACCTGTCTTGAAAACAGACGATCCAGCGATGGGTCCGTGAGTTCGAATCTCACCGCTTCCGCCACGATAAGGAACATATAATTTACCAAATTAATATAATGCGGATGTGATGGAATTGGTATACATATCAGACTTAAAATCTGAGTTTTACGGGTTCGAGTCCCGTCATCCGTACCAAGCCCCTTTAGCTCATGCATGGTTAGAGCAGCGGACTCATAATCCGTTGGTGCGTGGTTCGACTCCACGAGGGGGCACCAAAAACTTGACAAGCAATTGTTATAATGAAATAATAATCGCACGACAAGGAAAGATCATGAACATGAAATTGGATTTAGAGGTTGTAAAGACCTATATTAAAAATCAGTCAAAAGAAACTAAAATTTATCTTGGGTGTGATTCTGAAAGATTAAGAATGAACAATGTATGGTATGCCGACTACATACTAATAGTTGTTGTTCACATTGACGGAAAACATGGATGCAAACTTTTCGGAGAAATTATTCGTGAAAGAGATTATGATCAAAAAATTAATCGCCCAAGATATCGTTTGATGAATGAAGCATATAAACTTTCTGAATTGTATATCAATCTGTTTGATGTTCTAGAAGATAGAGATGTGGAGGTTCATTTGGATATTAATCCTAATGAAATTCATGGATCTTCTTGTGTAGTGCAAGAAGCAATAGGATATATTAGAGGAACTTGCAATGTGATACCAATGATCAAGCCAAACGCATTTGCCGCATCATATGCAGCGGATCGTCTAAAAGGATTGAAAATTGCTTGAACTTGTTAGACATAGGGATCCCGGACTAACAACCTATACCTTCTTTTGGGTAAATGAAAGAAAGGTTTTGAGTCCATACTTTGATAATGAAAAGGAAGTTTTGTTATGGTTAAAAGAACACTTTCCGGAATTATATTCTCAGGGTTTACGGCAGTTGCATCAGCAACCGTAGTGGGCAATGGTGAATATCGTTTTGGTCCAGAAACAGCAGAAAACATAGCGTGTGCTAACGCTGAACAAGAAGCAAAGAAAAACGCAATTGAAAAATTCGTTGGTGAAATGATAGAACATCAAACGGATGAAGTTTGCAGAGATGAAAATTGTACAACGTATCGCAAATACTTTTCTGATGTGAGTGGCGAAATTGTTGAAATTATCAAAAAGAATCGTTATGTTGCGCCTGAACATAAACACTCAGTTTGCTATGTGGACATTCTAGCTAACGTTCAAAAAATTCAAAATCCAATTCAATTAAAAATTGACAGCAAAAGAGATTTTCAAAATGGAGAAAGATTCTCCATTCAAGCTGTTTCAAATCATATTGGAATTATTGCAGTATTTAATTATACAAACAATAACTATCGACTTATTCATACTTCGCCAGTGACAGTTGCAAATAAAGAGTTTACATTGCCAAGTGGCAATCAAAAATTTGAAGCAAAAACACAATTAAATTCTTCCAAAGAAAAACTTGTTTTTCTTTTTACCAACAAGCAATTGACATTCGGTGAGCGGTATAGTACAATTGAATTTGATCAGTTGGTAAGCAACATCAACTTTGTCAATCGTAAACTTGTGAACCATCAAATTAATATTATGAGGTGATTGTTATGAAAAAACTGTTTATTGTAGCACCTTTGATTCTTGCTTTGTCTGCTTGCGGAACCATTTCAAGTTTTAAGTCATCAGGCGTTTCAAAAGATGATCATGGAACAAAAACCTTCAGCAATGAAGTAAACGTTCCTGAATGGTATACAAACTCACCTAAAAAAGATGATAAAGGCATCTATGCAGTAGGGTCTGAATACTCCAAAGATTTTCAATTTTCCGTAGACAAGGCAATGCTATCTGCAAAGCGTGAACTTGCTACACAATTTTCATCATATACAAGTTCAATGATGAAAGATTTTGCAATGGAAGCTGGTATGGCAAATTCAGATGTGGTTCGTTCTGATATTGAACGCACTACAAAACTAATTGCAGCAAAGGTCAACCTCGTAGGGGTTCAACGAACAAATTTCAAAATTGTTCATGATGGTCAGGGATATCGAACATTTGTTCAACTGAGGTATGATTCTGAAGTATCAAATAAAATTATGCTTTCCGAAATTAATAAGAATGCGGCGCTGTATGCTAAATTTCGCGCATCAAAATCATTTAATGAATTAGAACGTGAGAATGCTTTAATCGATAATCAACGAGTTCAAGAACTCAGAGCAATGCAAGGAAATTAATTATGCCAAACTGGTGCTATAACACTGCAAAAATTTCTGGATCAAAAACAGAAATCGAACGATTCGTTAAATTCCTAAAAGAAACTGAAGATGATTCAAATGAAGGATGGTTTACATTTTTTCGTCCTATGCCTCAAAAAATTAAAAATACAGAAAATGGTTGGTATGAATGGTCAATAAACAATTGGGGATGCAAATGGAATTGTCAGGTTTCTGATTGGACTTATGATGAAGATACAAATACTGTATCGTTAACTTTTGATTCACCTTGGAGTCCTCCAATTCAACTTTATGAGTATATCGATCAAGAATTTGATGAATTTAATATTTCCGCCGAATATTGTGAGGAGGGAATTGGATTTGTTGGAGAATTTGTAGATGGCCGAGATGATTGTTATGATTTTTCAGATTTAGAAGATTTAGAATATATTCCAGAACACTTGGTTGACAATTGGAATATTAGAGAATCCTTAGAAGAAAGAAATTTCTATGAAGACGAGGAGGAATAAAAATGGATATCCATATTAATGGTTTAACAAGCCACCAGACAACTCTTTTGGATAGAATGTGGGAAATAAAAGAAGTGGATGAATTTAATGCATGGTTTGTTTCATTGAACGAATCAACTAGGGCTGAAGTAGAATCGCTCATTGAAATTCTTTGTTTTGAAATTAAAGATGCAACAATGAGCAATAGATATACAGAAGCAAATGCTGTTCTTTCACAATTTAGATTGGAATAATTATGAAATATTGGACAACACTAACACAACTTGAAACCAGTATCATTGAATTGGATTCAATTCGAAATTTGCATAACATCGTTTCGATTTCGGCAAACGAAGGTCTTCTTACAGAAAACCAGGTTAATTGTGCAATTGCAAAACTTGATGATATGTTTGTCGAGCCAATGAATCAGTTGAATGATAATTTTCAATTATTGTGGGATTTAGTTAGAACTGATTCTCATTCGGAAGAATCTGCGGAAGATGAAACAAACAATCGATGGGGAAAAATCGTCGATCAATTGTCGCAAATAAACAACAGCGTTGACAATTCCTAAAATAGGTGTACAATTGATTATGTTGATTGATTCACTAAGGAATTTGAAATGCGTACCACGACAATCTATCACCTTCTCGGAGTGTCAAAAGCTAAGACTGCCAAAGCAGTTCTATTCCTCGATCCAGCCACCGACCGGCAAGCATGGATTCCTCTCTCAATTGTTACTGTCAAGTTTATTGGTGCTGATTTCCGTGTGAAAATTTCAGTCCCAGACTGGTTTTTTAACAAAATCTCCTGGACACCTGTTGCGTAAATGCAACAGGTGTTGTTTTTTAACGACATGATTGACATTCTTCGGAATATCTGTATAATTAAACCATGATGATTAAAAAGGAAATCGAAATGAAAGTAGTGATGGTTACCAAAGTTCAGCCCTTCGGCAACGAAGTCCTCGCAATCTTCGCAAACCCTGCTGATGCAGCAGCTTTTGCAGCCGATCTTGCTGATCCTGCAGTCAACATGGTTGAATGCGCCCTCGCGGTTGGTCCGTTCGGCATGAAAATGATTCCTGTTGCGTAAAAACAACAGGGTTGACATTTGCCAAGAATCGCGTATAATTAATCCTGTACTGATTGAAAAGGATAGCGAAATGAAAATGAAGCGAATGATTGAAGGGCTTGATAATGGTCAGAAGATTCGGATCATTGTTGACGGGGTTGGCATTCATACCACCGTTAAGGGCGCATTCGATTTGGTATTCTATCATCATCGTGTGGCCGCGGTTCAGGCACTCACCAGCCTTGCTTTGAAACGGGTTTTGGCGAGGACTGAAAAACCTACGGGGTTTGCCACCGCTTTCGAAGTCCGCAAGGATGACGGCAAGTTGAACCGTGTGGATGTTCAAGTTGACTTGTTGTAAAAATACAACTTGACAATTGCCGAAAGTCCTGTATAATAGAATCTGTTGAGTGAGAAAGGAAAGCGAAATGACTAAAGTTGATTATGTGAATGTTGAAGATGGTTGCATTGAATTCTACGCTGGTGTCGGCAACTTGGTTGTCAAGTCTGCTGATCCTGAGGTGCTTGCTGATGCAGCCCTTGCAGTCGGCGGTTTTGCTCGGAATTTGATGGCTTCGTCTTCGTGTGATTTTGCTGAAGAATATGGCTTTGAAAGCCAGGCTGCCTTTGATGCACTTTTGGATGAAATGTTTGATCGTGCTACCGCTGGTACGATGTTGGAAGGATAATATAGAATGAAAGAGGATATCAAAGCCAAGTTGGAAGAAGTCCGTAGTCTGTTGAAGCAGGCTACAATGAATGGAAACAGTTTAGAGTATACGGCTGTCCTCGTGGTGATGGAACGCAATTTGAACAAATTGCTAGAGTACAATGATACATATGTGGATTAGTGTAGGAGTGGGCAATGAAACACTGTTGGCCTAAAAAAATGTACTATGTAGCACTAAACAAGCCCCGAACTTTTTCTGACGGTGGCTGGCGTGATTTTATTTCCACGCCAAGTTTAGGTAGGGTGAGGTACTATGCCAAGAAGCTTAAACGAAAGTATAGGCAAATTGATGTTTATGAAAAAGGTAATGAACCGTATGTGCTGCCCAGGAGCTGGTTATGAATAGCCAAGAAATTAGTGATGCCGTGTATGCCTACGCAAAAGGTCGTAGTGATTTTACAGCACCTTATGGCGTATTACAAGGTGAGCATATCAATCGAAAAGGCACCAAGTTTAAGAGTGTGACTTTTGGTCGTGCTCGTACACTTGATGCTACAGTGGAAATCTATAATAGGAATTTTA